GTGCAGACTTTAAGTTAAAGATTACTAGAGTCGCAGGATTCTGGAACTATGACAAGTCTGAGTTTGCAGAAACATCTACACTGGGTGGTTTCAATGACAAAGAGTTAGAAGCACTTTGGAAAGAAGAACACAGTCTAGCAGCATTCACTGCTGATGATCAGTTTAAGTCCTATGAAGATCTTAAGTTTAGACTTGAGAGTACTTTGAAGGGTAATTACTCGAAACCAGTCGATGCTGAAACAGCATACGAAGAGGTTGAGGCAGCACCAACACCTGTTGCTAGTGCTCCTGCATCAGTAAATGAAGAAACTGATACGTTATCATACTTTGCACAACTTGCAAAAGATGACTAAATAATGATGACATCTTTCGTGCGATGTCTTCATTCGGAACTTACAGACCCCTTCGGGGGTCTTTTTTATTACATGTTTATATCTGACGTACCACCCGCAACTGTGGTTATTCTTCCTTTTTTCAATATCTCTCCATAAGTTGCTACAAAATCTTCTATTAGATCTGGTTTGACAACTTGTATCACTTGCTTCTTAGAATTTAATTCTGTCTCATACATTGCATTTGATACTGATACTACTGGGTTCGCAGTAACAGTGGTCGATCCATTGTAGTATGCTACTTGGAAGTTAGATGCTACAATTTTTCCTGCAGGAACGATAATATTATTGTTGGCATCTGTTACTTCTGTAGTTACATGATGCTTAGTTGCTTGTGCATTATCATATTTTTGATTTACAAAATCTTGTAATTGTGTTACTGATCGTGGCCACTGTGCATAGTAATCAGTGATATCGTTTATAATGAGTATAGTCCAGTTATAAAATGGATTGCTGTACAATCTAGTTGCAACATCTTCTGGTCTTTCCCCATCTCCTACTTGATCTTCAACAAATAAACTAACCTGTGCTTTAAATTCAGTCATAATCTGAGCACGTCTCCATATATTTTTGACCATTAAAAAATCTGGGTCAAGAGGTTTTGACGAGAAGTTATATAATAAATCTGGTAATTTTCCTAACATTAGAATGATACCTCTCCAGTAAATGTTTTGTCTTGATCTGCAATAAATCCACCTTCTGATGTAGCAGTTGCACCTACTCCTGCAATAACTTTTGAGTTTCTCTTGTCTGTATATGAAGCACCTTCCATATCCACACGTGTAAGTTTTGTTGTTTCTTTGAAAGTTAATTCCATAGTAACAATAGGAATCGTACCATCAAATACTGTTTGCATTTGACCAAATGGTGTGGTGTTTACTGTTAAACCTGTTAATGCACATAGTTTTGTTCTAGGCATCATAGGATGTTGTATTGGATCTCCTGTTACATTTCCGTCGTCATCACATTTCACAAACTTAGGAGTCAGTACAAATACATCTGGGAATGTAAGCATAACTGCACTACCTCTACCAGATTTTGAGTTAGGGTGCATACCACGTTTAAACCATTCTATTATCTCTATAACTCTATTGCTCTCTTTTTTATTTCTTGATGCTAATTCAAATCTGAAACCAAACTCTCTTCCTTGCATTCTTTCAAAGAATTGTATTGAGTTTTCGTTAGGTGCTAGTCCTGCTAATCCTGCAAGGTTCTTAGGATTTAATGGACTATTCACTTTCATAGGGTCAGTAGCACTTTTAACACCATCTGCTGCTCCTGTAATAATCTTTGTAAGATCTACTCCACCAACTTTAGCAATGTTACTTCCTGCACTTAGTTTTCCTGCAGCAAACTGCAAACCACCACCAATAACTCCACCAGTTGCTGCCACTGCTGCAAACTTTCCTGCTTCATCTGCTGCAAGTGCTAACGTTCCTAGTTTAAATTCGTTACTCCAATCTGCACCGTACTTATATTGAAACTCATTAGGTAATGGTAACATGCATCTAGATGACATCAAACCTTTATTTTTCTTATCTATTGCTTCTTTTTTCTTTTGTAAGAGCTGACCTACTGTTGTTGTCTCACCATTCTTTAATACTACTTTTGTTGATGGATCTACGTTTGGATTATTGATATTAATTGTGTTACCACCAGAATATTTTTTCTTTGTTCCTCTTGCAGTCTCTTTTGAACTTACTAATGTTCTCTCTGTTTTATATTCATTCAATGCATAGTCAGTAAAACTATCTGTTGGAGATCCAGATCCATATGCCTTTGCTAATGTATTTGCACCAGTTCTTACTACGTCTGATATAACGCTTCTATTATATGATCCTAAAGCATCGTTAAATTGTTTAGCAACTGTTTTCTGTGCTTCATCGTAACTATACTTCTCTATCTGTAAGAAGGAAGCATAAGGAATCGAGGAGAGACCAGTTGGATATTCAATTACTGTGTTTTTTTGTGACATTATCTATTGTAATGAAATTTTTCTATCGGTAGCGTACTTAGTAGTTGCACCTCACTTTCCTTTATTTCAAAAAAGATGCTGTCTGCTCTTTTAGGTATGTATTGACGTAAAGTTTTTTTAGGAAACCTTTTATTATTTAGTGCCTTTAATCTAGCATTTGTTGTACGTATATAGTGGACGTTTGCAGCAATTAGGTTATCCTTCTTAAATTCCATGGCATATACGATAGGATATTCATCCCATTCCTTCAATTTGTCTGCAAATTTAGGGTCATATTCAAATGTATAATACTTACCTGTCTCTGGGGTTTCGGTAGCATTATCTAATAATATATTGAATATCTCTTCTCTAAGTCTAGATTTAGATATCTTATTTCCTTTTAGACTTTCTACCAGTCCATCGAATCTTGAGGTCTCGTTCTGTGATGACGATGAATTCTGCTCCATGATCTAATGCCCACTCCCTACCAACGATAAATTTTGCTTGATTGATTGCATAAGTCTGACATTCCTTTAAGAAAGTTTTACTTCTTGGGTTCTTTGGTTTCTCTGTTTGTCTCTTGGGTTTGACCTCAATCAAATATTTTTTTAACTTTCCGTCCTGTACTATTTCCCAATAGAAATCAGGAAAATACCTATGCCACTTCCCATCTGTAGGTTTTCTATATGGTATAGCAATCTCTTCAGACCACCATCTTCGCACGTTAGGATTAGCATCACACCACTTCATTACCTCATGTTCCCAACCAGAACGATATACAACTCCAGTAGGATCACCCATGTATTTCCTATAGTTTTTCACCCTATACTTTCCTTTTTTAAAATTCAGCATAAATACATATAACAAACCATACGGTTATTTATGGCATCCGCAAGAGGACTACAGAATTTCATGCAGGCTATTGGCAAGTCTGGTGGTATCTCTGCGTCTAATTTATACCAGTTTTCTTTTCAACCAACACCAAAGTTGGAGAAATTTTTTAAAGATAATGTGTTTGATGAGTTTTTAAAATTAACAGATAATGGTGATACAATAAACTTACAGTTACTATGTAATGAGATACAGTTGCCAGGTGTAACGTACTCAGCATTTGATGTTAAGTCAGTTCATAAAGGTATCACACAGAAACATGCAACTGCTAAAGTCTATAATGAATTAGATGTTAGTTTCTTTATGGATGGTACATCGTTACCACTGAGATTTTTTAGAGCATGGCAAGACTTCACACAAAATGGAGTTGGTGGCAATCCTGAGTTCTTCTATGATGATCAACCATATAAGAGAGCATTTGCATCTAACTACTATGAAGACTATGCATGTGACATGTTTATTAGTAAATTAGAAAAATATAATTCACCTCAAGGCGAACCAAAAAAGATAGGTGGAGAGGGCGAAGATTATAAAAACCCATGGAATGCTAGACTTGTGAAAGCATATCCATATACTGTAGCATCAATACCATTTTCTGCAGGTCCTGCACAACTTGTTAAAGCAACTGTTGGATTTTACTATGAGTATAGTCACTTATTAACCTTCAGTTAAGCTACTATATAATATACTGAAATTATAAATTATGGCATTACCTGAGATTGCAACGCCAATCTATACATTGACAGTCCCTTCTACCAAGAAGAGAGTAAAGTATAGACCGTTCCTCGTTAAGGAACAAAAGTTATTAATATTGGCATTGGAGAACGATGACCAAGAACAAATATTAGACGCTATAACTAAGACTAT